ACGACTATAAGCAGACCAACCAAACATAATGCATTGGCAAATAAAAATAGGATACAGAATGAGAAGAGGCGGAGTTGGTACTGTGAGCGCCATAACAATCGCACATGAGATAGATAATACCCAAGCTGTAACTTCAACGACAAAACGAAAAGGGTTTGTTGAATAGTCATGTTTGATATAGCTGAGTATATTAAGTACGATTACGATCATACTCGGCAATTGCTTCACGTAACAATATCTCAACCATTTCGTTCAACGTGATATCACGCTTGTGTGCTTCTAGGCACAACTTAAGCATAGTATCATTATCCAAATCAATGGGCACTTCAACACGGGTATCAAAAGATTCACCATCAAACATCTTATATGCCTTATTAAGAAAATCTTCTTCAGTTTCCAAATCAACCCACTTTACATCATCCCATGCTTCATTAGGATCAACATTGCGATCCTTTGCCTCAAGATCATATGCGTCACGATAAGCTGGATCAATATAGCGATAGGGCTTTGGTTCAGTAGCACCATCGGCATCAGCTTTCGGACTCACATTCACTTCATACACTCGTTGAGTTACTGTATCAAAGATTACAGTTCCATGTGCATATTTGCTAGTGTAATCAATAGTCCATGGACTAGGGTAGCAATCCCAAAGATACTCCCCTCCACTAGTGATTTTATGTTGAAAGGTGTTGTTAACTTCACTTAGCTGCATTTTCTTTTCCTTTGTAATGTTCAAGAATCGGTTCAATATCGTTATTATATATCTGTTCCATTTGTTTGTAAAGCATTTTGGCTTCCTGCTCTGTTAAACCACTTGACAAAGACTTGTCACCTTCTTCTTTACGCAACCCATAATCATGCCGGTATGTATAGCACATACCTGTGATAATTTGTTCTTTTGTTTTCATAAAACTTTCAATCCAAAAATTATTGCATCTTTTTCATTAGCGAATGTAAACACTACACTAGCCATTGCGGTGGCATCAACAACATAACTACCTGTGCATTTCTTCTTACACCACTTTTTTGCAGCAACTACTCTAGCATCAAAAGCATAATACATTTCGTTGCTGTTAATAAATAATGAAACACGATAGGGATGTTCACGTTTAGTTTTTCTACGCTGCGAGGAGTTCATAGCTTAAGTAGTGCCCACATTGTAGTCTTTTCCAAATCATTTTGAAATTCTGGATAAACAGTTTTCAGATGACGATTATCAATTTGGTTATAACCTTTTTGTGTTTTTTCTCTAATCAAATTATCTAAATCCCAACCTTCTCGATCCATTTTGGTTTGAAGTTTTTTACCACGACGGCCCCAAAAAATCAATACTTTAGGACGGATGTTGGTTCTATCTTCCATATAGATAGCACCCCAAACTTTGTCTGCACCATCACGAGTGTTCCAGCCAATAAATTTATAGTCCATTGCACACATCTCCATCAATGATTTCTTCGCACTCTTTCAATCCACGCTCCCATCGTGCCATCATAGCACGAAGGGCAGCAATGTTTTCACGATTGTGAAACATATCTCCTGAAAATATTGCAGCGTCAATAGAATCCATTGGGCCGTCTTCTAATCGTTGGTACTGTGAAGTGATCATTTACATTTCTTTCCAATCTTAGTTACTGTCTATGCATCTATTATCTCAGAGTTTGGTTGAAGGATTTCCAGTGCTGCTTTCGGCATAATGCACCACAGACTGTGGGTGAAATCGTCAGACCAAATACCAAAAACTCCATACTCATCTGGATGCATCAACTTTTTTCGGTGTTGATCGGCTTCGTCAGCAGTTGAGAATCCTTTACTATAAGCCGTGAATAATGTGTTCATTTTATTTCTTTCCAATCTTAGTAACAACCTCAGCCTTGCTCAAGTGCAGTTGGTACAGGAACCTACGGTATGTTCGCAATGTTGCAACACTCATTGGATCTGTCTCACCTTCAAGTTCAGCAATCATTGCTTCTAACTCTTTTTCTTTAGCACGGTGCCGCTCAATATCTGCATTGAGTCCTTTTGCCTTGTTCCAAAACCATGTCATATTATCCTCCTTACTTAATTTCAAAATGATCTTTAATCACTGCCTTTGATACTGTCATTCCGGTCATCTGTTGAGCGTTATACAATCCGGTATCTTTTTCTGTCTGGATGGTGTTAGCACACTCTCGCACAATCAACTCGGCGAACTTTTCGTTGTCAAAATGTAGTTGGCCTTCTGGACGTGTGTCCCAGCATTGTTCAGCTAGTTCTTTAATTCGTTCGTTCATTCTTCAACTCCGAAATGTTCTTTAATAGTTTCTACTGCTTGTGTTAGTCCATCATCATAACCAATGTCATAAACATCGGTTCTATATTCATTTACTTTGACTGATTCGAGTTCTGCTATACACTCCCGCACAATCAACTGGGCGAACTTTTTCAAATAAGTTTCTTCCAAACTATTAGCAAAGTCAAATCCAGGCAAGGGTTGGTATCCAGCCTCGATAGCAAGTTCTTTAATTCGTTCGTTCATTTTATTCTTTGATTTAGGAAAATCAATAGGGTTATTGGTATTTGAATAGTGCGGTTTCATTATTCAACTCCGAAATGTTTCTTAATTGCATCTTCCACCGGTTCAAGCCAAGTGTCGCTGTACTCTGCTTTTCCAGCAATCTTAGCACATTCCCGCACAATCAACTCGGCAAACTTCTGTTCAAATAACATTTGTGCGGTATAGCCATCATGGTCTGCATATGCCCAGTCTTTAGCCTGTATAGCAAGGTCATGAATTCGTTCGTTCATTACTTAACTCCGAAAGTGTTCAATGCTGGACGCAATGTGTTAATCAATTCAGTCTCACGAACATGTGCAGGACGCTTACCACGCACAATTTCAATCACACCGAATACAAAACGCTCGGCACCACGTTCACGCAATGCACAAGACAAACCCCAATTCTTCTGCTCAGTCAAGGCCCGTTGCATATGCTTTTGCATACGACGGGTCAATGTCTTACGCACATTTCCTGCGAAACATACAGCAGTCAAACCAACGTAGGATTCAAATGTTACTGTATCTTGGATAAAGTATAACACTTGATTACGATCAGTTCTACGCTTACGGGTGATTTTCAAGTTCATAAGTGTATTATATACCCAAATCCATTTAATGTCAACCGTAAGTTTCCAGTAAGGATGTGACAAATTCCGGGTCGCTATCCCCGAGGTCTTTATCTGTTGTAAAAACGCAACAGTTTCCAAACTTGGACAGTTTGCGTCCTGCATCATCATTGTCACAGACTGCGACAACCCGACGATTCAGACAGGTTAACCAGTTGCGTAGGTCGCTGTTCGGGTTGTTAGATAGCACGGCCAACGCACTAAATCCACGCTCAGTGAGTCGGGCCGCATCAAACACCCCTTCGCACACAAACACGACTGAGGGGCTTAAATAGAGACTTTCTACTCCCCAAACAGTCTGTGTAGGCTGATTTCGGTATGTGAAATACTTGCCCAGCTTGGGATTATTCTGTGGTTTTTTCTCCCCTGAGGGACGATATTGCTGGTATCCTACCAGCTGTCCGCTAAGATTCCACAGGTAAAAAGTTGCGACACCCTCTGCTTCATCAATCACTGGCTTGTGAAGTTCTAAATCTAAATGACGAGATTTTAAGTGTTCTTTCAGCATACCCATAGTATACCCATAGTATACACCCAAAACCATTTATTGTCAATCAGTGTTTTCTGGGATTTCTTTAGGGATTTCTGTCAGATACTCATAGTTTGTAGTATCTATATTTTCTCTGAAAACGATAGCACCGTTCTTTAAGTGAAACCTGCGGGCTAAGTTAGTCTTGGGGCTTAATGTCACAAATCTAGTAACGCTAGGATATTGTGCTTTAATTCCCTTCACAGCTTGTATAAGCAATTCTGCACCTTTGCCGCTTTTGTAACTCCAAATGGTATAAAATATGGCCGTTGTGGGCACTTGAGCAGTTTTCTTCAAATCTTCTAGACCTTCAGGAACAAAGTCATGGAAGCTAACACATACCATTGCCTCTGGTTGATGTTCTTCATCAGTTAGTGCAGCAACAACCCTGCCGTCGCTAACTCTAAAATCAGTAGATATTTCAGGACGAACAGGATCGTCTTTTATAAAACTTAATAATGTGTGTGAAAGGTCTGTGATAAATTGAAACATGATATTGCTATTTATACGTATA